CGAGGACCCAACCGATTCGGCGCCAGTGAACTGGAGCTGCTCGATGAGGTACTCGTGCGGGTTCTGGGCCATGCGGCGGCGCTCGTCAGTGTCAAGGAAGACGTAGTCGACGTAGAGCGAGGCAGCGACAAGGGACTTAGTGTAAGCGCCCAAAGTGGTCTTGTTGCTTGAGCCAGCAACGCCAACGCCGTGGAGGCTGTCCACAGCCCACAAGAGGCAGTCAAGTCCGTTCAGCTCAAGGTTAATCTTAACCTCGTGGTACTGAAGGGCAATCAAAGGAAGCGCGAGACCCGGGTTGCGGCAGAACCAGAACTGGAGCGGCACGTAAAGGGTGGTCTCCGGAAGCGAGCAGCGCGGGGTGCACACGTTGCACGGGGCGTTAGTGTCGCACGGGGTGTTCACAGTCGAGAACGACGGGTCAGTCAAGTAGGTAAGGGCAGTGGTCTGTCCAACCATCTTCTTGTAACCACGCTCCTGCTCGGCGGTCATGGTGAGCTGGTTCCAGAGGTGCATCCAGTCGCCGTACTGGCGGTCAATGCGCTGACCACCAATCTCAACCTCTACGTAGTCGATCATGTTGATACCCGGGTAGTCAATCCAGCGTGCCCATGCGGCGTCACGAGCCGAACCCTGAAGGTTGGGGTCGCCTGGGCATGCGTTGATCTGCGGGAGCACCACCTGAAGGTAGGTGCGGTAGGCAAGGTCACCATTGCGGGAAATGGTGCATTGCACACGGCGACCGAAGTCGGCCTGGCCATTGAAAGTCTGCTCGATCGATTCCATGGCGAAATTGGTGTGGCGGCGGTACGTCACTTTCCAGAAAGTTATCTGTGGATTGCCCGTAAGATAGACATCTTGGGCACCGTAAGCTACAAGTTGCATCAATCCTCCTCCCATAGTGTTATAATATTGCTAAAGAAAAAAAAATTGTGAGAAAGTTTTTTTTCATTAATTATTAATTATTTTATTTAAATCAAGATTGCTTAGCATAAATCGTTTCAGATATGAATCAAGATAAACTTCTTTCTGACCATTGTGGTTTTTGCTAAAAACATAACAATTCTCTTTCTTTTTAATAGTCCATCCATTTTCTAAGGCATTAAATAAAAATGCCATTTTTTGTAATTGAACCATGTTAATTCTTAAATCAGTTGGGGGATCAATGGTTGCCATTAATGTTCACTTAGAAAAAGCAGAAATCTTATTAAACTTATTTATTTACATATTTAATAATTAAAAAAGTAGTAATTATATGTAATATGCCTCATTTTAAACCAAAAGCTTCCAAGAAATTCAAAGTAAATAAAAAGATGTCTGCCACCATAGATAGCCAACATCATGAAAAGATGAATTATTTTGAGACGATACAACGTAGTAGAATTCCCGAGCTACGAAAAAAAAGAGTTGAATTAAAAAAAAAACTTAAAAATTGTCTCAAGATAGAAGATCGTTACAACATAGAGGACCAATTAATCGATATAACAAAAGAGATTAAACAACATAAAAATGCAAAAAAAGAATATTTACTTAAAAACTCTGGCTATATTTTTGATTATTTTGAAAAAAAGAGAGAGATATCGGAAGGAAATAGTAAGAAAAAAATATTGCATTCTTTCTTCAACAAGAGTAAAAAAATAACTGCCCCTGTTCCAGATGTAATGAATGAAAATCAAAAATATTTGGAAGGAATTGATGAGAAATTTTTATGTATAGATAATTATAAGCTAAACCATGAGGCATGTAGCGCTTGCGGAGGTGAGCTTGTACCTGTGGATTATGAGGGTATATTAGTCTGTAAGTCTTGTTCAAGTCAGCAGCCATATCTTATCGAACACGAAAAACCATCTTACAAAGAACCGCCGAAAGAAGTATGTTTTTATGCATATAAAAGAATTAATCATTTTCGAGAGATATTGGCGCAGTTCCAAGCGAAAGAAACAACCCAAATTCCTACTGAAGTTCTAGAAGATATTAAACAGCAGATTAAAAAAGAAAGGATTGAATTGAATCAAATGACAAATAAAAAGGCAAAAGATATACTAAAGAAACTTGGGTATAATAAGTATTATGAACATATCCCTTTTATTAAAGACAAATTGGGGATAAAGCCTCCTGTAATGTCTCAAAAATTAGAAGATATCCTTTGTAACTTATTTATGGAAATTCAGCGACCATATGCGACACATTGTCCTGATGACCGAGTTAACTTTCTAAACTATTACTATGTGTTATATAAAATGTGTGAATTATTAAATGAAACAGAGTTCTTGGCTTATTTTCCGATGCTCAAAGATCCTGTTAAACGTATTGAACAGGATGAAATTTGGAAAAAAATTTGCAAAGAACTAAAATGGGAATTTATTTCAACAATATGATAAAAAATCAAATTTTTCTTATCATAATTTAGAATAGAACTTAGTGATTTACCGAGGGAACCCGACAAGGTTGCCGCCGATACCGAATCCGGCACCAGTGCGGGCAGATACGGCCATGCTTGGCACGTAAGTGTCGAGGATGCTGAAGGTGGCAGCAGCAGTCAAGGCAATGAGAAGGACTTCGTCGAGGTTGAGGGAACGTTTCGGGATGGCGTAGGCAGCGACGGCGACCATGAATCCTTCGACTAAATATTTAACGGCACGTTTGATGAGCTCACCCAAATCTAACATTTTATTCACTTCTTGAAGCATATTATAAATATTGGGAAGAAAAAAATATATTATATTTTTCAAAACTTAAAATAAAAAGTCTTATATGTAATATAATGTCTAAAGGTTATGAGAGAAGATTGCAACCCAATGGATCGGAAAACCCTAAATATATTGATTTATTGGAAGAAGATAAACCAATTGCTGGGCAGAAGTTTACCTGTGTTTCATTTGTGTCACCTGAAAATATTCTAAAACAAAAAAATGTCTACCTTTTCGAAGAGTTCCTAAAACATTTTGATTTGACTAAATCTATAGAAAAATTTACGCAGTTTTTAAATTTTGTATCCTATAAACATGATATAGAATTCGAAGCAATTATGAAAGATTTTCAAGAATTCCTAAAAAGCGAAAAATCTAAACTTACAGATACAAATGTAGCAGATGATTATAAAAACTTTCTAGATGCTAAAGAAGAACATCTGATTGAACAATTTAATATTACCAATAATTTCCAAACAAGTGTTCGCGGGCTAAAGATTCGTGGCTGTTATTCCACCCAGCAAGAAGCAGAGTTGCGTGCTAAACTGCTGCGAGAGATAGACCCCAATCATGATGTCTATGTGGGACCAGTTGGGATGTGGATGCCGTGGGAACCGGAAGCCTATAAGACAGGGCGCGTTGAGTATATGGAGGATGAACTAAATCAATTAATGAAAGAGAAAAACGAAAATGAAAAGCATGCGCGCGACGCCTTCGAAAGACGTGTCAAAGAATCAAAACGTCAAGCTATCGAAGAGAATAAGAAAAAAGCACTAGAAACAGGTAACAAATTAACGCTAAACATTAACGCACAAGGTGATCTAGTAGGTGTGGCGGGAATGTCTACCATCGAGTCCTCGTTAGGAACTGGTGAGGTAGTCAGTTCAGCTGATATCCGTCGTGAGCTCTTTGAGGGTGAAAATGTGCGGACGAGTGATAAGCCTGATGCAGCGGAGGAATTTGAGAAACGTGGGGAACGTAATAATATAACTGCCGACGAGGCAGCTAAGATCATGGCTACCAATACAAAGATTAAATTAAGCCAAGTACCAGAAGGTGGGGGGAGTGATAAGGAAGAATAAATTGAATAATTTTTTAGGTAACTATTTAAATATTCATACAAATAATATGACCAACAATAAAATGAAAAAAAAGAAGGCTCGGTGTAATCATCCTGAATGTAAAAAGAAATTAAAACTTACTGATATGCCCTGTCGTTGCCAGAAATGTTTTTGCGCAAAACATCGCCTACCAGAGCAACACAAATGTAATTTTAATTTCAAAAGTGAAAAGGAGGATGAATTTATGAAACGTGTTGGTCTTGGTGGGGGTGAATATGCAAAAGTGGAAGTGATTTAAAAAAATATTTCTATATATTTCAATAAATATATGGAAAAACAAGAGAATACAAGTGGAACATCAAAGATAAATACTGCATCCAGTATTTCTGAAACTGGAAGAACACTTTCATACAGCCCGCCGCCGTCACCAGCACAATTACCAAAAAGGACGCGTTCATGGTGGTCTTTTTTAAAATTCCGGTGGTTTACAGCACCTTTTTCATAATTACCATTTGCTTTTCTTAACATTTATACGCGGACCTTTTTTAACTGCCGTTGGATCATAAGTGTCATCCTCGTCATCTGATCCCACGCCTTCCGAAAGAGCCCAGAATTCCGCAGAACCTAACTTGAAATCATCATGGGGGTCAGCTTTATACCAGAATATTTGATCCTCTAATTTATTAGACCGCGCATTATTAGCGATGACTAAACACTCATAATTTTCAGTACACTGATCCATAACTTGACAAAAGGACTCAAATGTAGGAAACATACCAGCATAATTTTCATAAATTCGTTTCCGATTATTAATATAAGGTTCTCGAAGAATAAAGGTATAGTCAATATTTGTCCGCAAATTAGGTGGAACACCGAGCGGATATTGCATGGTAATCGTAGTCATAATTTTCCAGTGGCGGCCATTCATAAACAGGAGCCGCATCATTTTATCACGCGCCCATCCATTATCCCACAAACAATCATCTAAAATAACGAAAGCGCGCCCATCAATATTTGAACGCCCATAAGCTTCGGTCTCCTTTTTGATTTGTTTAAGCACAATTTTTTGCCGCTTTAACACATTTTCAATGATAGCTGTATTATATTCATCGTGAATAAATAGCTTTGGTACATGCTTTGCATAAAAACCATTGCCGGACTCGGTGCCAGATATCACAGTGCCGATTGGAATATCCTGGTGATAGTATAATAGATCTCTAACTAAAAAACTCTTACCTGTATCCCGTCGCCCAATAAACACTATAACTGGACCAGCTGCTTCATCGGGCTTAAATGAGATACTTTTCATATCAAACTTTTTCAATTCTAAATTCATTATCTTTCATTTAGAATTTAAATTAAAGTTAAATACGCAATATATTACATTTTTTTATATTTGAATGTTGTATTATCTAATGTTTAAGATAAGCTATGTCAAAAATAAAAAGTCAGATGTTCCGACAACTTTAGAAGGTATTACTAAATTGCAAAATTATATACCTATCTATCAAAACTTTTTTCGATTATCATCAACAAATTTTAACAATATAAATTTAAATAATCGCTTTCATGCAAGTAAATTTATTAAAAAGGAAACAGATAATAAGTGGACGTGTCGTGTTAAAAGTGAAACGCAAGAAAAAAAAGTGTCCTCCTTTTTAAAATATTCTCCACTGGTAGATCCAGTTAAGTTTTTGGCAGGAAAATACAAAGATATAGATACAGACATATTGCCGTCCTTTAATGGCAACGAAGGACATAAGAAAATACGTGATGGTAATAATTCGGCATATGTAGATGGCTTCTTTGCTTTTCTCTCTAGTCAAGTCCTCAATACACATCGGTTTATTCATGGAACCGATTTTTATGGATCTTTTCTTGGCATTAAAAATGAATTTAAATATAATATTATCGATGATTTAGAATATTTGCATGACTCTGAATATTTTCGAAACAATAAAGAGACTAGCTTCAAGTTAGACAATAATTATGAAGATTTATTGGAAGATATCCAAACACGTCATTACAGAAAACCATTAAAAATAGCAGGAAGTATAAAATCATTACAGCCAGAATGTTTAGATAATTCTATTTTCAAGAATTTATTTAAGAAAAGCACAGATGCCTCTGGTGTAAAAGATACATCAAAAAATCTCATATTTAGCATGGATATATCTGCCAATACCCCCGCATCATCCACACATACTGCCTCGACCAAGAGTTCGGCTTGCTCCTCGCGCTCGTCCCATACATCACATGGATCAGGGAGCTCTTATGATTCCAGCGGTTCAGATTTTTCTGATGACGAGTCATATTCAATGTCTACAGCATCTGATGATTGTATTAATGCTACTCTATTTAACTTTCCGGTACAAGTTATATGTCTGGAAGCTTTGGATGGAACTCTTGATAGTATAATGCCTGATCTTAGTATGGAAGAATGGCGCGCCTGTTTCTTCCAAGTTATTATTATGCTTCTTGTATACCAAAAATTATTTGATTTTACTCATAATGATCTGCATACAAATAATATTATGTACAAACATACTGATGCAAAATTTCTCTACTATTTCTACAATAAAAAATATTATAAAGTTCCAACATTTGGAAAGGTATATAAAATTATCGATTTTGGAAGAGCTATATATAAATTCAAGGGGAATATTATGTGTTCAGATAGTTTTCATCCGAAAGGGGATGCGGCCACCCAATATAATTGTGAACCCTATATAAATCCTAATAAGCCGCGGTTAGAACCTAATAAAAGTTTCGACCTATGTCGTCTTGGATGTTCATTATTTGACTTTTTTTTCACTGAACCTCTAGAAGAAGTAGAAAAAGTGGTAGATCCAGTTGCACAATTAATTAATAGATGGTGCAAGGATGATAAAGGACGCAATATACTATACAAAAAAAATGGCGATGAACGCTATCCTGAATTTAAACTCTATAAAATGATCGCGCGTCATGTTCACCATTGTCCACCCGAAAAAGAAATTGAGAATACTATGTTTAATAAGTATATTAGTAGCGGTGGTAAAGTAAAAAAGAAACGCGTCTTTAATATTGATAAACTACCTATATACATTAAGTAAATCTTTCATACTCATAATCATAATAGTTTTCAAGAACAAAATCGAAAATACTAGGAAAATCTCGAATTAATGTTTGCCAACCCTCGTTTGAAAGCAGCCCAAGTGTCCGCGTCACTAAATCAAAGTCCGCACTGATCGGTTCTACTTTATCAAATAACTCGTCTCGCAATATAAATCGCATTTTATTCCATTCTTCAAAACCTTTTTGATGTGGTAACCACCACATGTATTTATGATCTGAGGGTGGTTCATATGTTGTAAAGAATTTCTGTAGATTATGTTGATTATATAGTTTATAAGCACATTCTAGCATAGTTTTCAAATCTTCTCTTATATTTTTATATGCGGGCAAGGAATCTATAAAACTAAAATTTCCTTTCTCATACAATAGATGTCCCTCATCATTATCGGAAGTCATTTATTATTAATAATAATAATAATAATAAATTCAATTTAATCAGAAATCTGGCTCATTGGTAAAGACGGAAGGTGCTTGGGTTCCAATAGATTTGAGCGGTCCCAATTGATTCAATACAAATTCACCTAGCAAGACGCTTAAATATACTAACAACCCATCGCGTAATAAACGTTTCATTGGTTTATTTTCTTTCAAAATAAAGCGCATCTCTAAGAAAAGAAATAAAATATATACAACGGCTATAACTGCTGCTCGAAGGAAATTTACCATTTAACCATATAAGACAAAATTTTATAGTTTTTTAACCGCATTATAATGTTTCAATATCCGCAAAGACAGACTCATCCAAAGGCGCCTTCGCAGAGGGCTTCGAGCCGCCTAGAACCTGTATACCGAGATCTATATCAAGAGATTCCCCTATTTTAAGATTTTCCTCGTCCTCGTCCTCGTCAGCCTTTCGCTGGGCATTACGAATAGAACTAATTTTTTCAAGTGTTGAAATATCCTTCGGCGCACTAACTAATTCCTCCTTTTTTGTGTTACCATCATAGTGACGATCAACATTGTTAAAGGTTAATGCAGCTTTACTTGGGGATGGCGGCGTTGCCACGGCCGCCGCGGGGGGTGGCGCCGGGGACGCAGAGGGGGCGGCGACTGAAACTGCTACCGGTGCTGGCGGTGCTGGCGGTGTCGCGGGTGCTGGCGTAGCTGCTGGCGCCGGCATTGGGAGTGTTTTTGCAACTGGCGTCTCGACTTTAATCATTGATTTCTCTTTCTTTGCGGCTTCGGGCGGCACTGCCGCTGCCACCGCCATACTCTTATCTTCGGAGGATGTTTTCTCTGTTTTATCTACTAATTTTGGAGCTGTATCAGTCTTTTTGATAATATTCGCGACATTGTTTGAAGAATCAGATAATTCGGTCGTGCCTGTCATTTTTTCTTCAATCTTCACATCAGATGCATCTACCATATGCGCACTAATCACTTCCTCAATAATTTCTTCCTCCACACTCTCATCCATATATGCACGTAAAATATGCTCAACAGGCATGTTATCACGAATCACATTTAAAATACATTCTTTGCAAATAGACTCACATTCGCGCATATTTTTCTGATACTCTAAAGGCGGTATTTTTTGCTCAAATAAATAAACACTGGTATAAAATTTACGCGCAGATTTAATATAAACTTTATGGATAAAGTCACTCAACTTAGGTATGTCTAACTCAATCTTTTTCTGACGCTGACTTACCCTGATACTAGTCAAAATTTTTAATTGCGTAATATGTACACAAGTTAATAAATCTTCTAAATATGCACAATTACTCTTTACACTTATACGCTTAGTTTCCTCGTCTATTATTGTTTGGTTCCACTTGGTTACACGCGATAAGAAGTTTTGAAAAGTCATCAAATACTTCTCTTCTTCATCATTTGTCATACATAGTTCCCAAGCTTCCTTAAGAATAGACTTGATGCCTTCTAAAATAAGAGGGTATAGGATCGATACTAAGCGTAGTGAATATTCATTTTTAGCTTCCGATAAGACCGAAACATTATAATCGTCCATTTACATTATTTTAATATTTTCTAAATCATAATTAGGACGCATAAAAATAAAATAAATAATTAAAAACATAAGTAATTTCTCATTTCGAAACTCTATGCGAATGCGATCAAAAAAAACCAAGAAAAAATATCTATGTTCAATATCAATCAAATTATTCTCTAAGATATCTAAAAGATCAAGAGCATGATAACCTTTTTCATATAATTGCTGCGCCAGAGTATAACACTTCAACAGAGTACACGATTTCTGCACCTTTATAACTTTTTTAAGCAACTTATTATGATTTTTTTTAATATCATAATCCCTTAGATGCAAATTTACCTTTTGTCCATCTACACGGAGTAAAGGTACATAAATATTACAAAAACGTGATTGAATTGGTTTCAATAACTTATTTTTATCTTTTACAACAATGAAAAATCTAGTAGTGTGGCTAAATTGCTCTATACACCGACGCAATGCGGATTGCGCATCAGTTGTTAACTTTTCTGCATTAAGCAATACAATACTTTTAAAGAATAACCCACTCTTGTTTTGAATATTAGTTTTTGCAAAAAATTTTAATTGATCACGTATAAAGCGAATACCTTTTCCATGTGCACAATCCACATACATCACATATCTCTTAATTTTATCATATTGATTATTATAAATACAATTAATAAAAAAGTATAATAAATGCCGCTTTCCACTACCTAGGGGACCATGAAAAATAATATGAGGTATTTTTTTCTTTTCTACCATATTTACTAATTTTGCTTTTAATGTTGTATGTATTTCCATTACACATTTAAGTGTATTGTTTTTAATTAAAAAATTAATAAAAACAATAAATTAAGCACTGCTATGTAAGGAATGTGTAAATGGATTGCAGCGATAGGCATCTAAAATCCCTGGGTCTGTGCGCTGACAATTTACACCTTGTGGCAATGGTGGGATATGACTCATACTGCCATATGTTTCTGCACGAGGACCTGCGTCTCCATATTGTCCGGGGTTGAGTTGGGGGTTCAGTCTATCTTGGTCAACCTTATTTACTTGGATATTTTGGGTACCCTCAAAGAGATTCATATTGCCCATGGACAGGGCGTTTCCGCGCGGAGCATTGGCAATATCGGATTTGTTGGGATTAATTGTCGCATTGTACGCGGCATTGTAAACCGGGGCATTTGAAGTACCTGCAGTATTGCCAGCGTTCCCAGAATAGGGACAACTAGTATTATCACGTTGCTGCGACACAGGCTGTTGGTCAGCAGTCTGATAACCACCACCTGGACGTTGGTTATTGACATTCATCGGGAACGGATTGACTTCGGTTGTTTCTCTCGTTGTAGTCCGTGCAACATCAGCTGGATTATATACATACATTTCAGATGGTCCAGACATATTACCAGTAGGACGCATATTACCAATCACATTTTCTTTGCGGGATGGACGCAAAATATCGAGCAAAGGTGCAACCACAGCTCCAATCACGCTACCAGCAACACCATTAAAACGTCCACCACGTTCAGATGTGAAATTTCTCTCATTAATTGGCAAATCATATCCCTTTTTACCATAATCACATGGTACAGCTGTCTTCTCCTCACAAGCCCCCCAATGCCCCGCCGCATCAGCAGGACCAGTATTTTCAGACCCCAATATTTTGCGATGGGCTTGCTGATATTTTCCACGAATACGCACACCATCGCCTTCTCTCGCACCATCTCCAAAATATTCACGGGTAGTTCCCGGACGACTGACCGGCTGCAATATAGTCTTACTACGCACTGTGGGCGCTTTTGCGCCTACAGGGGTAGTAAAATATCTCTCAGGGCTATTAATATAGTATGTATCTGGCAAGTGTTTCTCGACTTTTCCAATAATACCACGATTTTGCACTGCACTTCCGCCCCCCAATGTCACCCCTTCATATGTTACCTTTGGATTGGTTTTAATGCGCAGCTCATCCACTGTCTTAGAGATCCATTTATCCCGCGCCTCCATACCCGCATTGAACCCCCCGCTACCTGCCGTCGTATAGCCGCGATTCAAGCCGGGTCCCACATTTTGCGTCTCAAAAGGTTTGACATTCGACATTTTCATTGCCGGATTGACACGAGATTGCATAAAATCACTCATATTCGGCGTCCCATGCGCCCATCCCATATTCTTTTGCGGCTTGAATAAAGGCGCCTGCCCTTTTTTGCAAATATCTTGTGAGCCTGCACCTTGCATGCTATCCAAAATACTCTCATTGCCATCCAAATTAGCTGTCCTCTGTCTAACATGCGACCCAAAAAAAGGAACCATATTATTATGCTTCAAATCCTTGGCAGTTACCCGCTCACCTGTTAGCGAGTGAAAAACAGGTGCTTTTTTAGTTAATCCTTTATTTATCGCCTTTTCATAAGAATCCTGCTGATAATATTTATCAGTAGCTGCGTTGGGATTCTGGTAGTAATTTACATTCTGCCCCAATTCACCATAGGTCTGGACCGGATAGTTGACCGGCGGAATGTTGGTATTTGGTAATTCTTGCTCTTTTTTCGCTTCACGCTCTTCAAAATTCTCTTTCTTTTTTTGATTCGATATTACATACAATGCTCCTAATGCTACAACTGGGATTGCGACTTCCATTATATATTTAGTAATATATTTTAATTACTAAATATTATCTGAATAGGGTGCAGGGTCTTTGAGTGACGTGGTAATCTTTCTCCAATAGGCGTGTATCTAAGTTATTTTGGAAATCCATGCAGACATTTTCTTGTGGATTTAAAATAAGTGGCCACCAATCGACTTGTTCTAAATCCCTATACATAAAAGCGGGATGTGTGACTCTGGATTGATCTGTAAATGGTTTGCAGTTTGAATAAGTAACCTTGTTTGATTTGACAACTCCAGCAGCAGGATATTCTTTTTCTATGCAATCTTTGGTAAGAGGCCGTGTAATTCCTAATAAATCACTATCTATGTCGATAGGATGTCCACCAGGAACCGATCGCAAATTAGCGCCCCATTTTTGTAGCCGAATATAAGGTCCCTCCATAAAGCAGGGACGGCAACCGGGACCGGGAGCATCCAACATATACCTGCCCGGTCCTGTGGACTCTTGCAGGATCTTAGCAGTTCTGCAAGGATCATAATTAAATCTAGTAAAAGCCATTATAATAATAATAGATAATATTTTATATTAAAGTTTTAATTTAAGATCTTACAA